GTTGTTCTTTATCGCGACTTCGGCGATGGTTTTGTTGGCGATAGTGCTTCCAACGGCCGGCCTCTGAACCGAGGCAACGCCCCATGGAGGACCTATCACATCCTCGCAGACGGTAACATTGGTAGCGCACCAACTGGTTACACTGAGGTTTATAAGGAAGGTCGTGGTTGTGTTGTCAACACTTCTAGTACCATCCGTCGAGGTGACTCAATTGGTAACGCTCGTGTTCTTGTAGCACACGAGATTACACCAAAACCCGCTGGTGTCATCCGCCCCCGCTACATGCTCCCAGAAGACCGAGTCAACCTGGGTGACGGGTTCTTTGGTTACAACTCCACATTCAAGTTGGGCGTCATGCAAGGCGTCTACTTCACGGAAATCGCACTATCCAACGTCAAGAACGGTGGAACCGAATGGGTAGCCGGTGAGTTGGTTGAAGGTGAGACCTCAGGCGCCACTGGTGTTGTTGAGGTTGGTTCAACGTCGACGACCCTGATTCTCTCCAACGTTGTTGGTTCTTTCAAGCCGGGTGAGAAAGTCACCCAAGGTAATAAAGTTTCCGAGATCCTCCTCAACGACGATGTTTCCTCCCTCGTCTTCATCAACAGAGGAACTAATAACAACACTTACGACCTCTCAAACGAAACCAGTTTGAAGTTTAAGGCCCTTGGTGCAACCAAGACTCTCACTTTCAGTGCTGGAGACTTCACTAAGACTTCTTACGGAATCTTCCTCACGAATAGTGGCCGCCGTAAGCTCAGAGACTTCCCTGTTGCAGCAGACACCACAAAGGGTGGAATTATCTACACAACTGTTGAGACTTCCCCCTCTGGTGTTGACGGATATTGCCTGTTCCGTAGGGGAATTGTCAATAACACTCTCGGCCTGGCTAAGTCTTTCTATTCTCCTCTGGCTGACACTAACGACTTCTCTGCTGACATTTCTGCAGAAACAAACGAAGACTCTAACGTTATCGACGTAGCAAATGGAGCTCTCTTCAGGGGTCAAGCCAACAGCACAACTCTAGTTTGCAACAACTACACTGGAGACGCCTCCAAACAACTTCTTCCAGGTGACATTATCTCGTTTGTCGATGACCTCGGAAGCGACATCACCAGTGTGGTTCTGTGTGCAACCAAGCCCGTTGGTTATGGTGCCAACAAAACCAAGTCACGAATCATCCTGACCGTTCCCCTCCCTGCAAACGTAAGCAACGCAACTGTTCAGAGGGTTCGTAGTAAAACTCGTGGCAACCAGCGCCAGACCCTGGTTTACCAGCTTCCAGCTGAAACTATTTCCACTCTGGAGACCAATTCTGAAGAGACATCCATCTCTTATCAGATTCTTCGTGAGTTTATTGTTAACGTCCAAGCTGGAGCAAGCTCCATCACTCTGACCACAACCGCAAACAACGAGACCTTCATTGACTCCACAAGTAGAACTTCGGTTGCTGTTGCCCAGAACCTCTCAGACACAACTGACGCTGGTCAGTTTGAGGGTCGTGCCCTAACTGTCAATAGTGTTGATGTTTCGCAAGACAACGGCAAGAAGGTCATTCTGAATCTCGGTCAAACTCTGACTGACTCTCTGAAGATTAAGATTCTGATTCCCGTCTTTGTGTCCGACGCAATTGCTAAGCGAAAGAAGGCAATTGTTGACCATGAGATCGAACTCGGGCCCGACAATGGAACCAACGGTGACGTTATCTCTCTCGGTTTGGCTGATGTTTATGAAGTAACAGCTATCACTAAGGACGGCCGTAACTACATCGACAACTACACCTTTGATAACGGACAGCGCGATAACATCTATGACATCTCCCGTCTGGTTCTGAAGCCAGGTCGTCGCCGTGTTGGCGGAACCGTCACTGTAACCTGTAGCTACTTTGAACACACTGGCACTGGTGACTTCTTCTCTGTTAACTCCTACACCGACGAAGGCGGAGTTAACTACGAGAACATCCCAACCTACACCTCCAAGAACATCCTTCGTAGAGAAACTACTTATTCTAAGGATAAGAACCGCAACACTATCTACCTGAGGGACTGTGTTGACTTCCGCCCCGTTGTTAACACAATCGGTAGTGATGCGACTGTCTTGGCTCGCGTCGTCGATGGTGCAGATGAGCAGAACGCCATGTCCTTCAAGGACAGCACCAACGGAGGTAATGCCTTTGCACCACGCATGCCTCTAATTAACACCCAGTTCATCTGTGACCTGCAGTACTATCAGGCACGTTACGACTCCCTTTTCCTACAGTCCGACGGCGCTCTTGCTCTGATTTCTGGTGAGGCAGCAGACGACCCCCAACCTGCAAAGGACATGTCTTCGGGAATTCGTCTCTATGACTACTTCCTACCCCCCTACACCTTCAGCCTCTCTGACATTTACACCAAGAAGTTTAACTATAAGCGTTACAGGATGCAGGACATTGCGGCCATCGATCGTCAGGTCCAAAACTTGACCGAATTGGTCACCCTCTCCCTGTTGGAGCAGGACGCCATCAACATGAACGTTCGAGACGCTGCCACTGGACTCGACCGCTTTAAGAACGGAATTGTTGTCGACAACTTCAGCAACCACGCAAACGGAGAAACCAAACTCACCCAATATCGCTGTGCGATCGATCCCGAAAACGACATTCTCCGTGCACCTTACTTCATTGACCAACTTGAATTGGAAGACGTCGTTCAAACTAACAAAGGGCGTTCTGATAAGAATTATGCTCTGAACAACGGGATCATCACCCTCGACTATACACCAGCACGTCTGATCAACCAACCAAAGGCAACTCGCTGGATCAATGTTCAACCATACTCAGTCTTCACCTACGAAGGTGAGTTGCGTCTATTCCCCGACATTGACACCTTCAGCGATCAGAACCGTCTCCCAGACCTCAGAATTGAAGATAACTCCCTCTTCAACGCTATGGTTGACCAAACCCAAACCATGAACGGTGGCGGAATGGGTACCGTCTGGGGTAGGTGGAGTGAAAGTGGGCAGACCCGCTCCAGAACACAAACCCAGACTACAATCAATGTAACCTCTTCCCGTATGGAGAGGACCTCTTACGGCGATCGTGTGGTTGACGTTCAGGTTGCCGAGAAGATGCGAACCATTCCCGTTCGCTTCACCGCCTCTAACCTGAAGCCAAACACAACCTATTATGCCTTCTTCGATGGTGTAAACGTAACTGATTGGTGTATCCGAGGACGGCTGAGTACCAACTTCTCCGATGGCGTAAGGCGTTACACCGGGGCAGATAATACGAGCTCTAAGTTCAGCGATGCTCTCGTAAGTGACGGTGTTGGACGCATTCAAGGTTATTTCCTTGTTCCCTCTGGTCGTGCACCAAAAGGTGACTCTGGCCTTAACGTCACCAAGCGTTTCTGGGGAGTTCAGTATAGAACCAGTGGTACTTCTCGTAGCTTCTCCACCGGAACCAGAACTCTGCGTTTGACAGATAACGTTCAAAATCCAAGCGATCTGGAACTGGTTGGTGGCATTTGTGAAACTAACTTCACCTCTTCCGGTGTTATCTCTGACGTTCAGGAGACGATCGTCTCCACCCGCATCCCCGAGTTCTCAACCAGCACACGAATAACCGACACTGAGACTCAGCAGATTCCTCAGCCCGTCATTAACAACATCACCAATGTCACCAATGAAATCACCAACGTAACTAACGTAACCGAGGTCACTGAGGTCACCAACGTAACTAACGTAACCGAGGTCACTGAGGTCACCAATAACATCGTCCGTCAACAAGAACCCAACCGATGGGATCCCGTTGCACAAACTTTCTCGGTTAGCTCTAAGACCGCACCAGAAGGTGTGTTCCTTACCAGTGTTGATGTTTTCTTCCGAACCATCGACAAAAAGGCCCCCTGTGAAGTTTATTTGGTAACAACAGATGGTCAGGTTCCTACTGAAATAATCCTCCCACACTCCCATGTAACTAAGACAGCCAAGACTACCATCAAGGTTCGCTGCACAAAACTTGTCGGTTCAACAACAACCCTCAGAAGTGGAACGCGCGTTAAGGGTGCAAAGTCCGGTTGCGTTGGAACACTCTCTTCTGCTGTTGTATTCAGTTCTGCCGGCACCAACGCCTCCACGAACGTCAATAACTCAACTTACAACCTCGTTATTGGTAGTTACGAAGGTGCTCAGGGATTTGAACCAGGTGAGCAGATTATTCCTCTCGTAAGCCCACGTCTCGCCGATAAGTTCTACATCGCCGGTGACACCTACCGTCTGACCCGTGCAGACATCGTCAAGCTCGGATCCGGTTACACCAACGCAACTGTTACATTCTCGGCACCCCAACTCCCCGGTGGAACAAGAGCTACCGGAATCTGTAAGGTTGCAGATGGTCGAGTCTATGAGGTTGAGGTCACCAACCCAGGAAGCGGTTACACCAGCATCCCAACCGCAACTGTTTCGGGTAACGGTAAGGGTGCAACCATCACTTGCCGTGCAGACTTCCGAGATGGTCGCGCTGTGAGAATGGGCTGCACAGCCTCCAACGACGCAACAGTTGCAACCAGGTTCGAGTTCAAGGCGCCAGTTTTCATCGCCCCAGACACCTATTATGCCTTTGTCGTTAAGTCGGCAACCTCTCTGGACTACACAGTCTGGACTGCTAAGATGGGTGAGTTTGAGATCGGTGCGAACGGAAAAGTCACAAACAAGCGTGTAACTAAACAGCCTACACTTGGTGCACTGTTCAAGTCGCAAAACGGTGGCCTTTGGACGGAAGACCAGACACAGGACATGGCTTTCCGAATTTACTGTGCAAACTTCAAGACTAACACGGTCGCGCAGGTCGAGTTACAAAACGAACCACTTGATGTTCGTGTCCTCCTAACCGATCCAATTGAAACCAACAATGACGGTTCAGACACCACTTCCTTCGCCTTCGGAGACAACCCAAAGATCGTCAAGGTTCATCACCACATGCACGGGCTTGCACCTGGCGACTACGTAGCCATCGGTGGTGTTGTAAACAACCCAGGTGGAATTCCAAACGAGGAACTCAACACACTCCACACGGTTATTGCCTCCGACATGGAAGCTTTCACCTTCGAAGTGACCACCTCCGCCACCTCATCCGGGCGTGACGGTGGATCCTCAGTCAGCTGCTCTTACAACCGACCCTTCGAAGTCATAAACGTGACATCTGGTGTTATGGACTTCACCACAACTAACGTTGTTGCTGGTGTTAAGTCTATCGCCCACGCAGGAACTACCGGCAGCAACTCCGGGGGTCAGTACAACCAAGACGGTGGGTTTAACATCAAACTGACCGAGAACTTCTATTACAGCAACTCTCGTCAGATTGCAAACTACCTCAACGAGGCTAAGTATTTGGCCAGAACCAACGGAAGGAGCCTGAGGACCTACATCAACCTCAGCACCGCAAACAACCTAGTTTCCCCTGTCATCGACTACACAAGGACTAAGGGAACGATTGTTAGGAACATGATCGACAACCCCAACTCGGTCGATTCGATCTTCTCACCTAACAACTTCACTATCACCTTCGACGGAGACATCACAGCTTCAGCACTGACCGTCGGTGACCCACTCGAGTTCACCGAGGGTGGTACTAACTACTCAGCAAACATCACCAAGATCAACTACAACACAGGAAAGATCACCTACTCTGGCCAATACGCCTCCATGATCAACGAGTCAACGACCTTCACCAACGCCACACTGGCTGCCCTGGATGTTGAAGACATCACCGAAACTGAGGGTGGTGGTTACTACCCAGAAACCAGCAACTCTGGTTCCGCCTGGGCGAAGTGGATCTCCAGACTGTTTGAGTTTGAAAACGAGTGCGATGGAATTGAGGTCCGAATGGCAGCAGTCTTCTACGACACCAACGACATCAAACTCTACTACAAACCAAGAAACACTGGTTTCGACGGAGACTTCGGTGACGTGGAGTGGGTGCCCTTCAACGGAAACGGACTTCCTGACGGTGTCGGCAACATCAAAGCAAGGTCGTCCAACAATGTTGACCCCAACTCAATGAGCCCCAAAGCTTGGACTTCGCTGACCTGGACAGTTCAAGACATTGAGAAGTTTGACGGACTCTCAGTGAAAATTGTTATGACTGCCAACAACCCAGCAAAGGCACCTCTGATCGACGACATCCAAATCGTCTGCTCAGAATAAACAAACAAAACACCACATCATGAAAGACAACAACAAGCTCCAAGTTGAGGGGCATAGTGAACTCTACAAAGACCCCCACACGGGGGTCATTGTGAATAGAGGATGCAGCGACAGGCAACGATACAGAATTGCCAAACAACAGGCAAGGAAGTCTCTGGAATCGGAAGTCGAAATCGATTGCCTCAGGGACGAGGTGGAGAAACTCTCCCACCTCTCCGAGGAAATTGAAGAAATCAAATCACTCCTAAAAGAACTACTCGGGAAGAATGTTTCCTGAACACCTAAATAATCATTGAAGTAGCAGGTTAGAGCCTTGGCACTGAATTTCCCGTCAGATACCTCCAATCCTTATGTGGATCCTATTTCGGGGGTGAAATACATTTACAACACAGCAGTTGGTGCTTGGGAAAGTGCCATCCAACCACCAACGATTGTTTCCAATTCGGAACCTACACTCTCGATTGAAGGTTTTCTATGGTGGGACGACACCAACAGTTCCCTAAAAGTCTATGACGACAGTCAGTGGAAGGAAGTTGCACCAAACATCTCCACGCAGGTTGCTGTTAGTGACACCCCTCCTGGTGGTGCTGGTAACGGTTCACTTTGGTTTGATACCGAGTCTGGTAGAATTTACGTTTATTACATCGACGCGGACAGTAGTCAGTGGGTTGTTGCTTCCCCTCTGGAACCTGCTGTTGCCGGTAATGTTGTTTCTTCCACCACCGCACCCGCAAGCTCAGAGTCCATTGAAGGTGACCTCTGGTATAACACCACCACCGGAGAACTATACGTCTTCACTTCTAGTGTTTGGGTTGTAACTCAGAACGCAGTGAGTGGTGTCACAACCGTCACCGCAGGAACTAACACTTCAGTCACAGGAACTGCCGCCGATCCTGTGGTCAATGTTCCAAACGCAACAACAAGTGTCGCTGGTGCTATTCAGATCGCAGACCAGTCCACAGTCAATGCAGGCTCCTCCACAACCACAGCTATCACACCTTCGGGTCTTGCCTCTGGTATTTCCAACTACCTCCCCGACGCAACTGAAACGTCTAAGGGAGTTATGGAAATTGCCACTTCCACCGAAGTAGCAACCGGAACCGACAACACAAGGGCTATCACACCAGCAGGTTTTGCTGGGGCAATCAACTCCCTGGGAATCTCAAACCCAACTGGTTCCATTATTACCTTTGCTGGTTCAACAGCACCTGCTGGTTATCTGGAGTGTGATGGTTCTGCCGTTGATAGAACCACTTACGCAACTCTCTTTGGTGTAATTGGAGAGACTTTTGGTGCTGGTGACACGACTACCACCTTCAACGTTCCCGACCTCCGTGGTGAGTTTATCCGTGGTTGGGACGACGGCCGTGGAATTGACTCAGGTCGCGCCTTTGCTTCCACACAGAACTCTCAGAACCTGGCGCACTCCCACAACGTAACAGACCCAGGACACCAACACACCGCAACTCTCTCCGACGACACTGCGGCCGCTACTGTTGGTGCTTCTACTGTTGGTGGGGCCCCTTCTGCCGCAACCACCGACAACACAACCACCAACATCACAATCGACAACGCCGGTGGTAGTGAGGCCCGGCCTCGTAACATTGCTCTGCTTTATTGCATCAAGTTCTGATAAATAACTAGAAAGGAACCTCCTATGGCCAACATAAACTTCCCTGCGACACCAGCACTAGACGACACCTATCTTGCCGATAATGGGGTCAATTACCAGTGGGACGGCGAAAAGTGGAAACTCTTCGTCGATGCTACAACCTCCCAGGTTTCTTTGTGGGCGAGGAATGCAACAAACACTGACATTTATCCCTCTTATGCCGGTGACGACATTAACGCAAGAGATGGAGGTGGAACTATTAATGCGTCACTGAACGCGGATGGGTCAATTGACTTCATCACTCTGAACATCGACGGTCTCCCAACGCTACCTTGATTATGGCTGCTACTTTTCAGGTTAACATAAACATTATGGCTGGTGTGGACTTCACTCAGGAGTTCACAATCAATAACGCCGACATGACTCCTACCGACATCACGGCCTTTAACTTCTTTGCTAAGTTGGCGAAGCATGAGGGTGCACTCAATGCAGACACCTCAACTTCCGACAACCTA